TCATGGCATGCGTCCTATGGGTGCTCCGTCGGGCCGGTCGGGGCAGTCGGGTCCGCAGACTCTCCAGGGTGTCCCGTCTTTTAGGGTGACGGGCCGGTTGGGGTCGCGGTTCTGTTGTGGGGGGAGGGTTTGTTTGCACCAGGTGCAGATGGGTTCTGATTTGCGGGTGGAGCGTCTCATGTCCGGTATTCCTCCCAGGTGTCCTCGGGGCTGGTGCCGACCGGGTCGATGGTGGTGTCTGGGTCGAATCCGGGGCATGGGCAGAAGTCGGGGTCGTCTCCGTGGCAGCGGTCCCATTCGTCGTGCTGGTCGTCGTAGTGGCCGCAGAAACAGATCATTTCAGGAACTCCCAGCCGTCCAGGTCGAGTTCTACGTTCGCGGGGACCTCGGCGGCGTCGATGAATCTTTGGAGCCTGGCCGTGACGTTGAGGATGACTTCGATAGCGGCAGCGAAGTCATCGAAGGGGACTAGCGCCCTCCGTTTGTGGACTACGATCTTGACTGGTTTGGAGGGAAGGAGGTCTTCGCTTTCCCATTGGCGGGCGAGGGCTTCGATTGCTGCGATCCGGTCTTTGGGTTTCGTCATGGTTGCCCGGTCCTTTCTTTCCATTTGGCGAGCGTTTCTTTCGCGCTGCGGGTGAGGTCTACCCCGTACCATACCCCGTAGACGACGGGCCGGCGTTTCGTTCCGGGCGGGGCTTCGGCGTTGAGTTCGGTGACGAACCGTTGGCAGTCTTCGATGACGGGACAGTGGTGACAGTAGTCTTCGGCGAACTGGGCTCGTAGCTTGTGGTGGAACGCCGCACCGGATTTCCTCCGGTCGTGTTCGGTGAGCCCGATGAAGGGGCGCGGGTCGTGGGTGTTCCAGCATGCGGCCTGTTCTCGCCAGGTCATCACAGCGGAGGCTAGTTGCCGTAGGGCGGCGAGTCAAACGGTATCCTTCCGGTGTGGGATCGACACCTGAGTACACGGCGGAACGGAAGAAGGCGATCCTTTCGGCGCTCCTCGAGACGGGGTCACCGAAGGACGCTTTCCACCTGGCGGGCGTGGCGCGCCGCACCGTCGATTACTGGAAGAAGAACGACCGGCAGTTCGCTGCGGCGTGGAACACCGCGAAGCGGGAAGGGAAGCAGCGGCAACTGTTGGTGAAGGGCGACGCCCTCATCCTCGACCCGAACCCGGAACTCCCGAAGAAACCGAGGTTCAGGGAATGGCGGGAAATGTACACGGGGTTCCCGGTCCCCGCCCACCAGGAACCCATCGTGGAGGCACTCGAGGATCTCACGAACCTTGTGGTGATCGTCCTCGGGCCGCCCGGCTCCGGCAAGGACGTCACCTCCTGCCACTATGTCCTGAACGAGTCGTGCGACGGGTGGAAACGGGTCGCCTGGATCATGGAATCCGAGAAGTTCTCTATCCGCCGCACGAACGAACTGATCGGCCCGTACCTGACGGACCCGCGCACCTACGAGCACACGCCGGTCGGGCCGAACACGCGACGCCCGACGCGGTCGCTGATCGAGGACTACGGGCCGTTCGAATGGAAGAAGGGGATGCGGTGGCCGGACGGGGAACCGGTGCCGCGCACGACATGGACCGCTTCGGAGAAGTATTTCGTGCGGTCACGGGCGCCGCAGGCCGACCCGAACCTGTGGGCGACGGGCGTGAACGGCACCCTGTACGGGTCGCGGGTGGATCTCATGGTGATCTCCGACCCGTTCACGGTCGAGAACCAGCGGTCCCCGACCGTCCGCGCCGACCAGCTCGCATGGATGGAGGGCACCGTCGAGTCGCGCCTGGACGAGGGCGGGCGGCTAGTGATCCTCGGGACCAGGGTCGCCGCCTACGACAACTATGGGGTTCTGTTGGACCGGTACACCGCCGGCGCCCACATCATCTACGAGAACGGGTTCTATCAGAAATGGTCGAACGGGACCGCCACGGTGATCTACCCGGCGATCCAGGTCGGCCCTGACGGTTCGGAGGTGTCCTACTGGCCGGAGAAGTTCCCCCTGTACGACCATCTCGTTGTCCACGGGAAGCCCGTGGTCGGCGACGACGGAGAACCGATACCCGCCGACGACCTTGACGGAGACATTCTGCGGGAGTACGCGGCTCAGGGGGCGGAACGGAAGCGGGGGCTGGACTGGCATAGAACGAGCAAGCCTGAAATGTTTCAGCGTATCTACCAGCAGGCCCCCGCCCCGACCGAGGGCGGCGACTTCACCGACATGGTGTTGGATCACTGCGACGACCCGGAACGCACCCTCGGGGTCATCCGGCCTGGGGAGGAGCTCGTCCTGGGGATCGACCCTGCCCGCACCGGCGGCGCCGGCTGGGTGCTGTGGGCGTGGGACCGGGAGAACGAGAAAGCGACCGTCGTTGACCTGTTCTTCGGGGAACGGCTCGGGCTGGTCGGCCTCAGAGAGAAACTGCTGGTCGGGCCGATCACCCGGTACATGCCGCGATACGCCGTATACGAATCGAACTACGAGCTGTCCGTCACCGACCACCCCGAGGTGCAGGCCGCCCTCGCCGGGACCGCCACCGAACTCGTTCTGCTCCGCACCGGGTCGAAACGATCCGACCCGGACATAGGGTTGCCGTCGATGGTGTTCTACATGAGGAACGGGACGATCCGTTTCCCTGCCCGCACCGTCGAAGACAAACAGGCGATGGCCCGCCTCAAACATCACTTCCAGGCGTGGGACCGGGAAGTCGTCCAGAACCGGCGTTCCAAGTCGGGGTCGATGGGCCACGACCCCGACGACCTGGCGATGGCCGCCTGGCAGGGATGGCAGGTTCTGGTTGAAAGGTTCATCAAGAAGAAGCGTAGACAGATAGCGCAGCGTCGCCCGTCCGCCGCCGTGCAAGCCAAGTGGGGTTACAGGATGCCTCATAAGGATCACGAATCACGGCAACCTGCCACCGATTTGGTAGGCTTATGGATGGGAAATGCAGAACGATGATTTGCTGACCGCTGCCGCGGCTTCGATGCGACGTATCTACGACGAACCGGCGGTAGTCACTAAAGCCATTCTGGTGTACGAGTTCGCGGCGGCTGCGGGCCGGAGCGTTGGGACTCTGGTCGCTGGGGACGTTATGCCCTGGGAGGTCGAGGGGTTGCTACACACCGGGGTGCATCTGATCTTGGAGTCTGATGCCGACGATCAATGAGCTCGTCCACATACGCACCGACGCGCTGAACCGTCACCGCCAATGGAAACAGCGGTCCCTAACCTCCGACCTGATCGTCCAGGGCCGATGGCAAGCCATATGGCCGGACCTCACCGTCGAGGAAAACGAACCCACTGTCGAGAACATCTACATAGAAGCTCTCGAAGACAAGGCAGCCGCCGCCGGGGCAGGAATCCCGTTTGTGGACGTGGCACCGACCCGCGGCACCAGAGAAGACCGCGCCGAACGTGTTGCTCAACAGCGGCGCCGCGCCTTCATCTCCTTCATGCGCGACTCGGACCTCTACGGGGAGCAAGTCCAGTGGTATATGGATTGGCTTCAACACGGCGCCATGTTCGGCATGCCCTGGACGCTACCAGACGAACCGTGGTACCCGTTCGCTATCCGCCTGGACCCGCGGTTCGTGTACCCGATAGCCCACGACAGCCGGGGCCGCCTCTCCGCCGCCCTGTTCATCCGTAACAGGACCGCAGCGGACATCGCCTCCGACTTCCCGAACAACGAGACAGTGAACCGGCGGATACCGAAATGGCGTGAAGAGAACCTCGACCTCGAGGAGATCTGGTATCTCGACAAGAACGAGTGGGGTGTCGCCATCTCCACTGCCGGCACCGACGGGATGGGATCGTTCCGGTATGTGTCCCCCACCCAGAAGGAACCGTCCCTGAACCCGTCCGCTGAATGGATCATCGAACCGCACCCGCATCGCCTGTCGCACTGTCCGCTCGTTGAGCGCCGCAAGGTGACGGGCGACGGGGAGTACCGGGGGGCGCTCGACCCGATGATCCCCCAGTTGAAGCACGCCCATAATCTGATGTCGCAGCTTCTGTTGGATGTGAGCCGGAACGTGTTCGCCCCGATCCTGGTGGATGGGGTGGAGAACCCGGAGGATATCGGCCCGGAGGCGATCCTGCTGGGCGACGGGACCGGGGCGTCGCGCATCGAGTATCCGCGACCGCCGATGAACTTCGAGGCGATGCAGCAGGTCGCCGCCCAGATCGTCGCCGCCAGGAACGTCGGGGCGTTCCCTCAGCAACGATCCGGCGATTTCGGTGCGTCGATCGCTAGCGCTAAGGGCGTGTCCGCGGTGATGGGCCAGTACAACACGCAGCAGGCGTGGGCGCAGCGCGACCTGTCCGTGTTCTACAGCGAACTGCTGTCACGGCTCGCCGAGTACGACGAACAGTGGTGCGGCGGCTACCGGAAAGAGATCCGCGGGTACGACGAGGGCGAAATGTTCACCGACAAGTACGACCCAGCGAAGTTCTGGAAGGGCGACTACCGGGTGCATGTCGGGTTCCACGGGGAAGGTTTGGATAAGCAGGCCCACACGACCTACCTGGCGATGATCCGCAACATGGGCGGCATGTCGATGAGGTCGTTCATGCGTCTGTCGGGTGCGGTGGATAACCCGTTGCAGGAGGAGCGGGAACAGGCGTTGGAGCAGCGGGACATGGCGTTCATGTCGTTTGTGATGCAGCAGGCGCAGGCGGGGAACATGGAGCCGCTGCGCCGGTTCTCGGAGCTTGTGGATGGGGACACGGAGACGGCGAGGTCCGCTATTTCTAAGGTGATCGCCGAGATGTTTGCGGTCCCGACGGAGGGGCCGGCGGCGGGGATGCCGGGGATGGGCGGCACGGGGAATCCTGGTGATGTTGTTGAGGCGGCGCGTTCGTTGGCGTCTGGGGGTATCCCCGGTAACGCTGAGGGGCAGCGCCCGTTGATCGGCGGTGACCTGGCTGGCCTGTTGCCTGCTGGGCTGGGTCGCGCTGCTGCGGAGCAGGCGCCTGGGGGGACGGCGGCATGACG